GAAGGCTATAACCTTGAGAACCTTTGTGCTGAGGAGGAGCTTGAGGAGAAGCGTGAGCTCACACTGTGGCAAGCGTTTTTGGTAAATTTTGGCGCTGTCACGCTTACTCTTGCGTTGTTTCGTCTCATCGTTTTTCCCATTGTCGGGGCGATTAAGGGTGCAGTTTGCATGTTACTGGCGGCTCTCGGCATTAAGAAGTGCCGTAAGAATAATTTCAAGGAGAATGGCACTAAGCAACGCTTTGTGCCAAAGACAGTTCGCATGCGTCCTGCACAGGCGCAAAGTAACATCAATGCTCGCGGCTTGGACGCTAGGTCGGGATCGAGTATGCCTCATATCGTCAGGGACAATGCTACTTTCACGGAGCAGAATGGCTTCCGTGTTGTGGACACCATTTTTGCCAATGGTTGGAAGATGTTTGTGCGGTCGCCCAATTGCCTTGAGGAGGTGGGTACCATTACATACTTGACCAACAATCTCGCTGTCATGCCCCATTACTTCATCGATTCACTCATGCGGTTTGCTATTGCGAGCACTTTTGACAACAGCACGTGTTCTGTCGAACTCATTAACAACGTTTGCCCCAAAAACCGCATCAGTATGCCTCTTGCCACGTTCCTCGAGAAAGAGAGCTTTGAGAGGCGTGATATCGATTTGGTTTTCATTCGCATGAAGTCTTTGCTCGCACCGCGCACGATCATTCAAAACTTTTTGAAGCGTGAGGACATCAAACACGTTACAGGCAAACGTGTGCGCATGAACGTCAATGGCCTTAAACAGCCAGACGCGAGCGACTTCCCCATTTCCTTCGCTGAACATGCTGATTGCTATTGGCATGAGGATCCCGTTCGCTACGCACAGAGGGAGCTCAAAAAAGCTATTGCATACCAATTCCCATGTTACTCGGGCTATTGTGGTAATGTGCTCACCCTTGTCGACGGCAATCACTACAGTGGTCGTGTCGCGTTCGGTGTGCACGTGGCCACTCCCAGGGGCGCTGATGCTTGCCGCATCGGCGTTTCAACCATCGTTACACAAGAAGACATTGAGGAAGCTCGCTTGAAACTTGAAGTTGTCACTGATGTGAGTCGTGACACTTTCGAAGCGCAAGGTTTCCAGGTCGAGGATTCCTTCGATCATTTCCTTGAGGATGGTGGCTCCATGCTCCCTTTATATAAGATCGACAAGGCGTATCCTTTGCCCATGCGCTCCAAATTTTATCCTACGAGCTATTATGGATGCATTGGCGAGCATTCGCTCAAACCTGCGATTCTTTCTCCTGTTTACCGTGGCGAGCAGCTTGTTTATCCAATGGCTAATGCCATTAAACCATATACAAGTCCCATGCTGTGTTTGGATCGAGAGAAACTCAGACAGGCGCTGCACGTTGCTATGAGACCTTTTAACCAATGGTCTAAGCATCAGTCGCGCGAAGTTCTGTCTTTTGAAGAGGCCGTGCTTGGTGTACCAAGCCTCAAGTTTCGCTCAATTCCTCGTGGTACTTCCGCGGGGTTCCCTTACGTGTTTACAATGCGTAAGGGAAAAGTCGAGTTTTTTGGAGAGGAACAAGACTACGATCTGACGACTCCAGCCGCTCAGGAACTCAAGAGAAACACTGATGAGATCATTGCTGATGCTAGCCGTGGTATTCGCCGCGGTCATGTTTTCCTTGATTTTCTGAAGGATGAGCTTCGCAAGCCCGAGAAGGTTGAAGCCGTGGCAACGCGGCTAATTTCTTCTGCTCCTCTTGATTTGACTGTTTGCACACGGCGTCTCACTGGTTCTTTTAGCGCTGCCGCTATGGGCTGTCCCGCTGCTTGCGGTTTGGCTCCTGGTATCAACGTCTATACAGAGTGGGACAATCTTGCAAACTTCCTGCAGCGCAAGGGGTCTAAGGTGTTTGCCGGCGATGTCAAGGGTCTGGATGCCAGCGAGCAAACGGATTTGCTCATTCTCATAAGTGAGTACATCAATGACTGGTATGGTGATTCTGCTGAGAACCAGCTTGCGCGCGAGGTTTTGCTCATGGAACTTTATCATTCGCGACATCTGGGTGGAAATGGTCGTGACCAGAGCCACATCTACCAGTGGAATAAAAGTATGCCTAGCGGGCATCCTTTGACCACCATTGTCAATTCCATTTACACCCTCACTTGCCTTGTTGCTTGCTACATTGAGGCAACTGGTGACCATACTGGCTTTTGGGAGCATGTCAATTCCGTAACGTACGGTGATGATAATGTTACCAACATTGATGACGCAGTGTGCGAGGTTTTTAACCAAGTCACTGTTGCCAAATATATGAAAGAGCTCGTTGGGATCA